CAGCAAATACACCCGGTGCAGCCACTACGACACCTAATCCACCACTACATACTGTCTCTGGCTGGAGTGCTTACGCTAACCGCAGAGCTTCCTTGGAGCTGCACGGAGCATCGATATCGCAGGCACTGTCGACTAATTATCGCACTGCGTTCCTAGATTACATCCGAGACGCTGGTACGGCTGGTGGAACACCGAACCGACGTTTCCTCGGAGGCGATGTAATCGATGTAGTGCAGTTGGGCGCTACAGGCTGGATATGGGTAGGCGCAGACTGGTTCGCTGGCGGTGAACCAGCAGTTGACACAATTGACGATACGTTTATTTCCGAGCTGTTCCCATTCCGTAACGGGCAAATCTCTGAAGGCCCTGAGGGTACTCTCACCGATCAGGTTTTCACTGGTGGTGGTTCCGGTGGAGAGTGGTTGGACGCGGACACAGAAGGTGGCGAGGACGCTGGAAGCTTCTGGTGGACGCTCTCTGGTGTCCGTCCTGGTGATGGGTTCACTGGCAGCGCTTACATTGCGGCACACTTGCTCGGAACAGATGAGTTAAACCCAACACTTGGTGTTATCGATTCGTCCATCATTACACTCAACGCCTTTGGTCTTTACAGTGCGCATGTCAACACTGGGTGGGGGCAGGCAAATAACTTCTGGCTGTCCAACTTTAGGCACGATGTGCCTAACGATCTCGTTTATGCTACTGGTGCTGTAATCGATCACAATATGGGCCCGATCGCTGGGGCTGACCTCGAGAAGTGGGGTATGGCTCGTAGTACTGGGGCTGGTTGGGCGATGGCGCGGGTTGTGGATACTGCCGTTCCGACCTCTGCTAGCTACGAATTCTGGAATGGGTCATCTTGGGTCTCTGGTGCTGGTAATGCGGTCCGCATGACCAACAGTGGAGGTAGGGTCATCATCGGTCTGCAAGGTAATCCGGTTAAGCTCCAAGAAGGCTACTGGCTTACAGTTGGTCGTACTCACGTCCTCGACAACCATCTTGACGTCTACCGTGCACGTAATCCGCAAGGGCCTTGGGAGTATATTGCTCGCACCCCTGTGAACTACGGGCAACAGATCATGACTGATGTGTACCAGGTGTCGCATCACGCTACGATCGTACCGCACGGCGATGCTCCTGCGGGCGCGTCTATGGCTATGTTGACCTCCACGGTCATATCTGAGCCAAGCGCTGTCATTTGGGATGACTTGCCTATCACGGCGTTCTGTCCTAGCTTTGCTAACATACCACAAGAGCCTCAAGCGGACTCGCCTGGTACACTGTTTATTGCTGTAACTACTCAGACACCGGGCAGCGTTACAGCATATCCTCTCCCCGACAACCAAGCGACTCTGAACGCAGGCACTCTTGAACTGGGCGTGTGCTCTGACGTCTGGAACCAGGTTGCACTTGACCCGGGCACGTTCACGATCTCGTCGTCGCAAACACCACGTACAGCTACGATTGCCATTGCATCACAGAGCAATGGCGTCATAGATGTCGATGTACTGATCGCTCCTGCTACAGTCCTAGCGCCTACGGTACTGCCAGGCCAGGTTGTTGTTACCCCAGGTGTTCTAACTACTACCGCTACGGTACTGCAGCCTACAATTTCTCAAGCTGGCGCTGACACTATTCTCCCTGGTGTCATTAGCGCTCCAGCAACAGTGTTGCAGCCTACAATTGTTGCCGATCAGGTTGCCACGCTAGGTCTTCTGACTACAACCGCTACTGCTCTGGCTCCTACCGTAATTGCTGGTAGTGTCACTATTACAATAGCGGTTCTGACAACTACTGCAACAGTGCTTGCGCCTGCGAACGTTGGTGAGCAGGTCGACATAATCAGTCCAGGTGTTATATCCGCTCCAGCTAGCGTACAAGCGCCTACCATAGTTCCTGGATCTGTTACGGTTACTCAGAGCCTGGTAAGTGCACCAGCTACGATCAATGCTCTAACCGTTACGCAGCCGTTTGATGCAATAGTCCTCGCAACTCTTACAGCGTCTGCTACTGTACAGACTCCTACAGTTGTTGCAGGTTCTGTCAACGTAGTTGTGGGTGTCGTAGCTACCGGCTCTACGGTCTTCGCTCCTACTGTAGGCATTTTCAGTCTGGTACAACCTGAGGCTATAAGTGCGCCAGCTACAGTGTTCAGTCCTACAATTACGACTGGTGAAGTCTTTGTAGTTTTGGCGCTCTTGAACTCGCCTGCAACTGTGCTGAGTCTCGTAATCCTCGGAATGGCAGCGGACCCGTACCCGATTGCGATTGGCTTCACAGAGGGAAGCACGTCAATCTCGCATACGGAAGACCCTCATGCAGTTGGCTTTGATACGCCTAGTTACTCATCGTTGTACTCCACGTCCGCAAAGGATGCAACCTTTACAGAACCAGGTCATGCAATCGTCCATACCTCACCGTCCCAAGACGTCGAGTACACGGAAGGGGGTTAGTAATGGCCATAACTTACATCCAAGGGGCCGAGCTGCCCGATATTGAAGTAACCTGGAATGATAGTGATGGAAACGCCATTGACTTCACTTCCGGATGGACATTCACATTGAGGATAGGCCAAACTGGCCAAGCTGCATCACTTGAGAAGACAACGGGTATCACTGGCTCGTCGGGTGTCGGTGGTACCCCTAACGTTGTCATTTCGTGGAGTAGTACTGAACTGGAGACTCTTGCGGTAAACTCGTACAAGATGCAGCTTATAGCCAGGAACACATCTTCTGGCAAGGATCGCAAGCTTTCCGACGATCTTGTAATCGAAGCCCAAGTCCTCCCGCCCGCGTAATGGAGCTGTTATGACTATCATACGATACTATGCAGGAGCAGAGCGTCCTGACATAACACTTACGTGGAGGGACGCTAGTGGGGCTATAATCGATCTTGCGACAGGCTATACGTTCGAACTTAAGATCGGTTCTCCAGGAGTGACTGCCGAGGTGACAAAGACGACCGGGATCACGGGGGCACAGACAGCTCCCAATGTTACGATCGCTTTCCTTGCGGCAGAACTCGACGCACTTCCTACAGGTCGATACTCAGGCCAGCTGAGAGCGAGGAACACAGCAACGAGCCAAGACAGGTACATGCGATTCTGGTTCTATTACATACCCGCAGTGCTATAAGGAGGGTACCACTTGCTTTGCCGTCTTGATAACGCTAGTTCGGGCCCAGTATAATGAAGACGATGGGTACTGGCCCTATATATCTCAGCGACTCTGATCCTCCCCTCTTTGGGTACATCGTTGACCTCGACGGTGTTACGTTCAATGATGACGGGACTTGGATTCAGGCGATGCCTCTGGGTCGTTGGGATCATCCGGTACACGGTCCTATTCAGGTCACGTTGGAACGCGTACAGCGATTCGCTGCGAATGTGAACGCTGGCGTCCGTGGCCAGGATCTCGACATCGACTACGACCATAAGAAGCTTACGACCGAGGCTGCTGGTTGGATCAGGCAGGCTGAGGCGCGCTCGGATGGTCTTTGGCTCTTCATCGACTGGACAAAGTCTGCAGCCGATAAGATCAAGGAAAAGGCCTTCCGTTACTTCTCGCCCGAGTTTCAGGATGAATGGAAGCATCCAGCTTCGGGCATGAAGTTCAAGGATGTACTGTTCGGCGGTGCGCTAACAAACCGACCGTTCCTCAAGGGCATCCAACCAATCAACCTGGCGGAGTATTCTTCGACAGGCTTGCCAAGCAATGACAACTCCAACTCCGGAGGTAACATGAATCGGGAACTCTTGGAGCTTCTGGCTAAGCTCCATGGTGTAGAGTTCGACGACAAGACCTCGGACGACGACCTCCAGACGAAGGTTTCGGAGAAGGTTCAGGCCAGTGGTGGTAGTGCTACTAGTGGTGATACGACCACTACGACCACGACACCCCCAGGCGAGCCTGATCCTACCAAGCCTCCGGAGGGCACGCCCGATCCGTCGTTGACTCCCGCCATGGCGCACGAGCTTAAGCGCCTTGCAGAGGACAACTCTGTGGTCGCTGCACTCCTCGCCGATCGTGATGCGACCAAGCGTCGCCTCGAGGCACTTGAGGTTGCGAGCCGTATGACGGACGTTAAGCGCAAGCTTAACGACGCCGCTTCGGATCGCCTCGCTCTCTCGCCTGTTGCGCATCAGCGTCTGAGTGAGATCGTAGCTGGGATGCCAAAGGAATCTGGCGACAAGATCATCGATGTCGTCAAGATGATTATCAGCGAAGGTGGCCTCGTCCAGCTCGGCGAGTCCGGTTACGCTTCCGCAGAGGGCCGGAACAAGGATGCCGGCGCTCGCATGGAGGCGGCAGTCAAGAAGCTCATGTCTGAGAACGACAAGCTGGAGTACGGTGACGCCATGACTACCGTCGCAGCTATGGACCCTGAGCTCTTCGACGCCTACCGGTCGATGACTTACACGGATAGGGCGTGATGTAGATGGCTGGTCCGAACTACGTCCTCGACAAGGGCTTCCTCGCTGGTGGCGCTATCACAAAGTACCACGTGGTGAAGCTCGCGTCTCCTGAGACGGTCACCGCAGCTACTGCCATTGCCGATGACATCCTCGGTGTTTGCCAGGAAGAGGTAACATCCGGTGACGCGACTAACGGTCGCATCGTCGACATTCGCCTCGCTGGTATCTCGCGATGCATCGCTGGCACTGGCGGTGTCACTGCAGGTAAGCAGGTTATGGTGCTTGCTGGTGGTACAGGCCGTGTCACTGACGCTGTTGGCGCTACCGCGCGGGTCCTTGGCATTGCCTTACAGACCGCGACCGTCGGCACGCACGTCGACGTGCTACTGACCCATGGCGGTGTCCTCTAATGGCTGTTTACGATCCACGAGGTGGCGGCAACGTCCACATCGACCAGGTTCTCACCAACATCTCGGTGGGCTGGCCGAATTCCGGTGGTGTGGGCGAAACGCTCGCACCCTCTGTCCCCGTCCGAAAGCAGTCGGACATCTACTACATCCACGGCCGTGAGGGTTGGGCTTTGGAGCCGGGCAAGGACGTTCGCGCCCCCGGCACCGAGGCTAACGAGGTCCCCGGTCTGACGGTTGCGACTGAGCCGTACTTCGCTACGGAGCACGCACTGCAGATCGCGGTGACTGACGAAGAGCGTGAGAACGCTGATTCGCCTCTCTCGCCTGACCGTGACGGTACTGAGCTCGTGACCGCCAAGGTCATGCTGCAGCGCGAGATCATTCTCCGTGATCTTGTTCAGACCGCTGGTAACTACGCGACCGGCTATTCGGTCGACCTGTCCGGTACCACCACGTGGAACGACTACGCAACGTCGAACCCCATTGGTGATGTCAAGGCGGGTCGTCTGAAGATCCACTCGGGTCTGTTCCTGGAGCCTAACTACGGTGTCATTCCGTGGCAGGTCATGGTCCAGCTCGAGGATCACCCGGACTTCGTCGAGCGCATCAAGTACTCGCAGGCCGGCATTGTTTCACAGGACCTGATTGCGTCGCTGTTCAACCTCCCGGCCCTCACGGTTCCGGGTATGGGCTACAACACCGCCGCTATGGGTGCTGCTGAGGCGCTGGGCTACCTGTGGGGCGACGACGTCGTTATCGCGTACGTGCCTGGTCGTCCGGGCCTCAAGGTTCCGGCGTTCATGTACGAGTTCACCTGGATCTATCCAGGCGGCCAGCGACAGGTGGTCGAGCGGTGGCGTGAGCAGCGTCGTAAGTCCGACGTGATTCGGGTTAGCCGGCGCTACCAGTACAAGTTCATCGCCAAGGACGCGTCGAGCAAGTCCATCGCTGGGTACCTCATCGCAGATACCCTTACCGACTGACGGAGCATAACAACATGGCAACAGTTTACGCTTACAGTCAGATTCGGCATGGCATGCCCGACGGTTCCCTTAAGGTCTTCGAGCCTGGCGACAAGCTCGAGGGCCTTGATCGGGATCTTGTTGCTCGATTTCTAGAGCGAGGCACTGCTGCAACCTACGACGTTACTAAGTCGACGGGTGATCAGGTGCAGGAAGCTCTAGACGAGCAGGAAGGCCTCAAGGCGAAGATTGCCGAACTGGAGTCCAAGCTCGCTGCGGCAACTAAGGCTCAGGAGGGTCCGCCTCAGGAGAGTCTGGACGCGGCCGAGAAGCTGAAGGCGCAAGCGGCGAAGTCGACAACGGCCAAGTCATAACTAGGGCCGGTTTAATGTGGCGTACCTCCAGCTCGAGCAAGTACAGGGATGGCTCAACGCTTACAAGTATGACGTAAGTGTCGACTCGATCGACCCGGAGCAGGAAGCTGCTGCGGCTGATCAAGTCATCCCTATTCTCGAGCAGCGCTACGATACATCACTATGGGTAGACGGGGCCTCCACGCCTCCGATGGTTCTTCGGATCATCGCGATGCTGGTGGCCTCGTTTACGCTTCGCAAGGCGATTTCTGAAGACGATGGCCAGGCCAACTACTGCTCTTGGTTAGAGAGACGCGTACAGAAGCTCCTTGAGGGCCTTGTCAGCGGTCTTATCGATCTCCCAGGCGTTGAGGAAGATCCCAACGCCCCCTTGTCCAGCTCCATTGTCTTCTTCCCCACGGATGAGTCTACAGAGTTGTGGCGAGATGATCCGTACGATGAAGGCGGATCGGCTCTAGTGTTTGACATGCAGAAGGTCTGGTAATGCCCGTCGCACTAGACTTCGATTGGCACCCGTCAGTCACTGTCATACGCGCGGACTTCTTCACACTCGCAGGGGCGCTGGAGAACCAAAGCGAAGCTTTGCAGACTGCTGTGGAGCATGTGATGGCTCCATCCATTCGAACGAACTTCGATGTTGGTGGTCGACCTCCGTGGTCGCCTCTCATGGATTCAACGATCGAACATAGTCAACGCCAGAGTGCAGAAGGCACTCTCGTTGTTACTGGCAATCTTAGGGACACAGCTAGCTCTGTGTCTGTTTGGCGAGTAGATAAGTCCGAAGCTGCTCTTGACAGCTCTCGCTTGGGTGGCGCCTTCTACGGCTTGTTCCACCAAGTAGGCTACGGCTCTACTCCAGCACGTCCGTGGGCTGTCATGCAGAACGAAGATGCAGACCGTATCGAAGAGATATTCGGAGGGTGGATATCGTCGAGAGCGGCTGCTACTGGGTGGGTGTCTAGTGTTATAGGCGCCGTGAGTGGGTTCTTTAGTCGGAGAGGCAGGTAATGGCACTTACGTACAGAGGGTCTGTCGTTACCAAGGCTATGATAGACTTCCTGAACCTGGAGAAGAGCAATATCGGGATCAAGGAAGTCTTCTATGGCGACCAGGCTCAGTTCCTTGCCGTGCCCGCTGTATGCATAGAACCCGCCCAGACAACTCGTGAGGTTGAAGGTATCCCCTATCAGACGTTTAATACCTTCAGCATTGCTATTTTGGTATACCACACAAGCCTGTCAGGTACTCAAACCATCCAGGAAGTCTGCGACGTCATTTCCGAAGACCTCACTGATGTACTGAACAAGGAAAGCATCAGTGCGCAGGCTGGCGGCGGAACCAGGTTCGGTGGTATTATCATTAGCGGACATATCACGAGACACGAGTACGGGTACAGAATGTTGGCAGATAAGCTTATGCGGTGCAATAGGCTCATCTGGACAGGTCTAACTAAGACACCTCTGCTGGAGGCATGATGGCAGGAACATTAGTCGTATATTGCGCGAACCGGCCCAAGGACGATGTCATCGAGGTCTCCCTCGCGAGCGGTCCTGATTGGTTCGTCAACAACCACATCTACAAGAACGTGGATGGCGTCGAGGACGGTGCAACTGTCGCTGTCGGAACGTCCATCCCATCAGGACAGAAGTCCAAGCTTCCTAGTGTGGAAGACAGGGCAGCCCAGGTGCGCCTAGTCAAGGACGTCCTGGCGCCGTTAGATCCTAGCGAGGAGAAGCCGAAGCCTCCTAAGGCTCCTGCAGCCCCTGCTAAGGTCGTTACTGTGACTGAGGAGGCGAGTAAGTAATGGCTACCCAGCCAATGCTCAACGCTGCAGGGTTCCTTGGTGTAGCCCAGGAAGCTGTGTACGGTACATTCGTGCCGGCAACCAAGTTCATTCCCTTGCGGTCAGAAACACTCGAGACGAACCAGGAGCTCATCGAGCGTCGTGTCATTCGAGGCGACACTGCTGGCCTTGTCGGTATCGTCAAGGGCAACATGCACGCTGCGGGTGATATCGAAATCGAAGTCCTCGACGATACCATCCTCTACGTCCTGCTCGCCGGTCGTACGGCTGTAGTAAAGACAGGTACAACGCCTAACTTCACTTACACCTTCACTCCTGGTAACTCCGCAATGCCCCCGAAGTCAATTTCCATTACGGTGGTTCGTGGCGATCAGGTGTTCGGGTTCACTGGGTGCATCGTAGGTTCGATGGAGTTTACGATGGACAGCGGTATGCTTATCTGTCGTACCTCTGTCGTGGGCGCAAACGAAGCTACGGCCGCAACACCTACTCCTACTTGGGGTACGACAACGCCGTTTGGTCCTGGCGAGTACACTATGGAGATCCCGACGGGTACTCCTACGGCGCTGTTCGAGTCCGTAGACCTTGGTTCGTACTCGCTGTCGATCGAGGACAACGCAACTCCTGAGTTCCGTCTGCGTGGCGATCATGGAGCTGAGTTTGCCCGATTCGGTGAGCGCAGTGTGTCGCTGTCCCTGCAGAGGGACTTCCTCACCCGCGCCGAATTCGACGCTTACAAGGCAGTTACACCTCAGTCGATCAACTTGCTGGCGTCGCACGGTGTCAACAACAGTATCAACTTCCTGACTCCTGGCGTGTACAAGAACTCGTACGCGATCGGCCTTGCTTCGCAGGGTGACCTGACACGAGCTACCATCGAGTACACTTGCACGCGTTCCGGTGTTAGCCCCGAGTACACTATCGTTGTCAAGACACAAGAGGACATTGTCGTAACCTGATTGGAGAGTGTGATGTCAGTATTTGCCCTCATCGCTGCAATCATTGCTTTCCTTATCGGCCTCGGAGTTCTGGACAGCACGCCCGACGTTAACTGGGCGTGGATCGCGATCGCCTTCTTCTTTCTGCACTTCGGGGTCGAACTAGTACTGCCTCGGTATTGGGAGCGCAGGCCCAAGCAAGAGTGAGTACACTTAGCCCCTGTGAAGAGCTTCGCGGAAATCAATTCTAACTAAGTCTAACCTACTTAGAATCAAGTTAGACTCATTTGACTAGCAGGTCTTCACAAGATACTACTGCGAAGTCTAACTATAATCTCTCAGGAAAACCAAGCCCAAGAAAGGCCAGGCCCAAGTAATGGTCAAGGCAACAGTTAGTGTCAGTACGGAGAAGTTCGACCTTGAAACCCTCAAGGGTGGTTACGTCGAACTTCGTCGGATGACCTACGGTCAGAAGCTCAAGCGAATGGAGATGGCTACTCAGTCAACCGTTCGCGAGCGCCAGAATGGCAACCGTCAGCAAAGGCGTCGTGCACGCAACGCGGACGTTGATGCCGAGATGGACATCAAGATGTTGACTCGCGTCGTCGCTGAGTTCGAGTTCAGGCACTGCATCGTCGATCACAATCTGGAAGATGACTCGGGCAATAAGTTGAACTTCCAGGTACCTCAAACGCTGGATGTTCTCGATCCCCGTGTCGGCGACGAGATTAACACCCTCATTGCCGACATGAACAACTTCGAGGAAGCGGAGGATGACGATTTAAACTCGAAGACCGGATCAGAGCTTTCGTCTTAATGCCCGTTGAGGGCGAAGCTCCTGATCCGGATGTAGGGTTTTTCCTTACGTTACATAATCTCTGTGCGACCTATATGACACTCCCTGAGGAGGGTGGCCTGTTTGACCAGGACTCGTATCTGGTCCATGGGCTGACTTGTGTAATAAACGCGCTAGCTGAGAAGCAAGAGGCGGACATGCAGAAGAACAAGATGCCTCGGGTGTCCTAGTGCCTTTCACCGTACGTGAGATGCTTCTCGTTGTGCGTGCACGAGACGTTGCGTCCCGTGTGGTGAGAGAAGTCGGTACAAGCTTCACTGAACTGGATAAGAAGGCCCGAGCGGCCGCCATGCAGTCATTCAACCATGGCGCTGCTCTAACCGGTATCGGTGTCGCGATCGGCTCCGTCGGTGCGGTCGGTCTCAACTTCTTCAACAATGCGACTAATGCTGCTATCGAGTACAACCGAACTGCCGCTTTAACTTTGACTCAGGTCGATCAAGCTGGTGTCAAGGTTAGAGACCTGGAAGATATCGGTAAGCGGGTCGCGGGCAAGATTCCCATCCCATTCGAACAGATGCAGGTTGCTCTGTACGATATCTTCTCGTCGATGGATATCGGCACTAGGGATGCAGAGAAGCTTCTTGCCTTGTTCTCTAAGGGCGCAGTGGCTGGCCAGACCGACGTGCAGACTGCTGCTCGATCGACCATCTCCGTGATGAACGCTTACGGGAAGCCTTTCTCGGAAGCGGGCGATGTCATGGACATCATGTTCGAGATGGTCCGTAAGGGCGTTGGTACTTACGAAGAGTTCAACACCGCCATTGGTAGGGCTATCCCTGCTTCCGTGGCTGCTAGTCAAGAGTTCGAAACCTTGGCTGGCGTTATGGCGTTCCTTACCCGTGCTGGTCTTAGCACTCAAATGGCTGCCACGTCGGCCGCGCGTGCTATGGAGCTCTTCTCGAAGCCCGAAGTTGTTGACTCTCTGCGGTCCTTGGGTGTTGAGGTTGTCAACTCTCAAGGCGACTTCAAGCAGCTGGATGAGATTCTACGCGACCTGGCCGGTAGCAAGGGCTGGGCTCAGTTGGGCGATGCTCAACGTAAGAAGCTGTTCGAGGACATCTTCGGTGGTGGTACGATCCAGGCACGTCGGTTCTTCGATGTTGCTATTCCGAACTTCGAGCAGTTCGTCAAGTTGACGGACATTACCAGCACCTCTGCTGGAGCGCTGGGTGAAGCTTATAACACGATGTTCGAGACGCCCGCCATGAAGGCGGAGCTGTTGCGAAACAAGTACAAGATCCTCACGCAGGAAATTGGTGACCAGCTGATCCCTGCCAAGATTCGATTGATGGAAGCCGTTGGCAAGGTACTTGACTGGTGGCTGAAGCTCGACGATGGCACTAAGAAGTGGATCATCCGTATAGCAGCGCTAGCGGCTGGTCTGATGACGTTGATAGGTGTCGTTCTTACTGTTGCTGGCGTTTGGGTGATGCTGTCTGCAGCAGCGATACTTGCGGGCACAACAATGGGCGCTCTCCTTATCACCGTCGGCATAGTTGTAGTTGCAATCGTTGCACTTATTGCGATTGGTGTCCTTCTTGTCAAGAACTGGAGTACTGTCAAGGAGTGGGCCGGTATTGTCTGGCATGCTGTTCGAGACTTTGCTCTCGAAGCCTGGCAGACTATGCAGGACTTCTGGGACTGGGTTTCAAGCAACGCCGTCAGCGTTTGGCATACTGTTCAGAGTGCTGCGGTCGACGCTTGGGGGGTGGTAAGCGGGGCTATTAAGACAGCCTGGAGTACGATCACTTCGGTGATCGCTCGAGGCGTTGACATGGCTATCGGCGCAGCAAGTACGCTCTGGGGTTGGTTGAGAACCGCAGGGGCTTGGCTATCTGATAACTTCGGCGCAGGCTTCATGAAGGTCTGGGACGCTCTCTCTAAGGCCGTCAGTGACGTCGTTTCGGAGATCATGCCGACCCTAGAAGCTCTATGGAGTTACATCCAGTGGGGCTGGGAGCACGTTGTCGGTCCTGCTCTTAGACTGATGGGCACTGCTTGGCAAGAGCACGTCAAGCTCTTTGTAACCCTACTTATGGCAGTAGTTATGCCAACACTGACTGCCCTTTGGGACGGGTTCAAGTTAGTGTTCCTGATGGTAACGACCGCTG